TCACTCTGCTACCTCCGGTGATTTACTTCCTGATCAGTTAAGCACATGACCAACGGATGTGTCTACAACTTTCGCGATATGCGATCGCAGTAGACGATGAAGATATTATGCTATGTAATCTTATATTTAAGATCATGGATGGGAGCTGTGCGGCGCAGAGGTACCGCCCAGACGTAGAATCAAGCACGGTGTGCTCCCGATTTAACTCAAGCGATGCAAATTCGGATCATGAGAGAAGCGCGACGCTGGAGTGGTTTCAGACTGCGGTCAAACCACCGCACGGATGACGAACGGCGCAAATACTGGAAGATGTGAGGCCCCGCAGATTTGCCTCTTTGCGGCCGTTCGAATAGTCACCCCTGAGGTTGACGGGTCGCCCCCTCAGAGCGAATAAGCTAGCTAAAGCAGCCGGACGGGTTTCCGATTAGCTTAGTCTCTGCTCGGCGGGATCCCGCGAAACGGCGCTTAGACACCTAGAATCCGAGCTATCCGCAGCTGCGCGCACGCCTACTCAGGCACCCACCAAGAGAGTTGGGTGTCAGGCCCACTCCCTCCGCCAGTTTCTCATTGCAAACTCTCCAGCACCGCCGATGTGGGCTGAAATTCCTTGTGGTTTCAAAGGGGTTTAGCGGCGCAATGCGAACCTCTCAGACTGCTCTGGCGCCGAAAATCAGTCTGAGAAGGCCCCCAGTCTCATTCCGAGCGAACCTCGCCGAAATCAGTACGCATGGAAAAGTTGCTGTTTTTTCAATTTCTTAAAAATCCTGCGAAAACGTCGCGTTCGAAATATTCGTCTCGCTCTCGGTATCGCTAAAACCAGCAGTGGGCGTGATCGCGCGCATTTCTTCGACGTAGCTCAGCATACCAAGACTACATTGAATGCGACGGCTATTCTGCTGTAACGAAAATAGTCGATGTTGCGGCACCCCTAAATCGAGAAGGACCATGAGCGCAGGACAGGCCAAGCACGCATCAACGACTCTTGGACCGCGTGCCTTTCTCAAGCATCTCGGCCTCGCCTTGGACAAGAAGCCGCATCAGATCGACCGCATGTTGCTTAAGTCACTTTCTGAGGAAGATGCAGCTGCCCTGGAAGGCCTGTGGGCTGCAAGAAATGCGGGGCTTTCAGACGGGCTTGGAATGTACCTTCTTCCCAAATCCCTTAAGTCGTCAGCGCTTCTGTTTTCGTATGACTGGCCCCGTGCGGCATCGACGATGGAGTGGTTCGACGACATGGTGAAAAGAATTGCACCAGCTTCTGTTGTAGAGATGGGTGCCGGTGCAGGCTTCTTACTTGCATATCTTCAAAGACGGTGTCCCGACGTGCGCTTTCAGGGCGTTGATGCTGCAAGCAATCTGATTGAGGTAGGCTCCCAGCTCTTGAGCAAATCCCTGATAGCTGGCGATTACTTGACCGCGCAGCCTGATAGCAAATACGATCTGGTTTTGTGTGATTTCGGCTTCGATACCGGCCGGTTTAAACCGTCTACGACCCCTCACACAGTGAAGACGATCGCCGGTGTCTCGTACTGTCCAGGTTGCACTGATGATCTGAAGCTCCAGTTCGATTCTTACCTTCAAGCCTGGAGGAGGTGGACCCATAAAGATGGAAAAATGGCCATCACAGGCAGGTTCTCAAACTTCGGCATGTTGAGGGCTCTCGTGCTGTCGGCGTCAGGTGTGGGTTGGCAACCCAATTTGGGAATGAGCAAGGTTTCAACCGTGAAAATGCACGGCGTGCTCGAGAGATTCCCGGCGATGGTGTTCGATACTGTTGATAACGGTTCTACAGAGCCTGATATGGAAGCCGTGGCCAGTTGGTTCAGTCGGTAATCGAACCAGCACCTTTCCGTCTGCTAGGCACGGCTATCGCTGAAACACCGCCTCCATCTGCTCCGACCAAGGCAGATTGACCGCCTCAATCAGATCAATCATCGAAACCGACGGCGGATCGCGCGTGAGCAGTAACCGCTCCAGCACATCAGGTGAAAGGTAGGCCAGCCGCATCATGCGGCTGACGAAGCGGTCAGTGACTTTCTCGGCCTCGGCAATGTCGTGGATGGTTGTGGCCTCACCGGACTCGAGCCGACGCCGCCATGCCCAGGCGCGCCCAATTGCCTTGAGGATGTGCGGATCCTGGCTCCGCGACTGAAAATGCGTTCCCGGCTCAGGCGGCAAGGTCCGTGGCCGACCGTTGCGCCGCCGCTGTGTCAGCGGAATGAACACGCGGGTGGTATCGCTGCTTTGCATCATTCAGCGGCTTCCAGATAGGCGTTGGCGGACAAGTCCCTCACCAGTGTGGCGATGCCGTTGTTGCGCAGATCGACGGCCATCCCGGTCGGACCGACCGTGACCCTGTCCACGAGCAGCCTAACGATGCGGGCCTGCTCGGCCGGATAGAGCGCATCCCAAAGGTCGTTGAACCGTTGAAGAGCAGCAACAATCGCGCGCTCGTCCGTGGCCCCGTCTTCGCGGTGCTGCGCCTCAATCACTCGCGTCGCAATCTCGGGCGACCCAATGATCCGCCGCATCTCGGCGATGACTGCGCCGTCCACCATGGCGGCGGCAAGGCGCATCGGGCCAGCGCCGCCCGTCTCGCGGTTCCGGATCAGGTCCATCGAGGTGTAATAATGGTAGAGCCGCTCGCCCTTCCGTGTGTAGGTCGGCGTCATGGCCGTGCCCGTGTCGGTGAAGATGAGACCCTTGAGCAGCGCCTCAGAACTGTTGCGGTTCTTGGCGCGCCGGTCGCGCGGGCTTTGCTTGAGGATGGCGTGAACACGGTCCCAGAGGTCTTGGCTGATGATGGCGTCGTGCTCGCCGGGGTAGGACGTACCCTTGTGCACCGCCTCACCCAGATAGACGCGGCTGCCAAACAGCTTGTAGATGAAACCCTTGTCGATGCGCTTGCCGCGCTTGTTGCGGACGTCTTCGGACTGCAGCGCACGCGCCAGTATCGACGCCGAGCCAAGGGCTGCGAAGCGATCGAAGATCATTCGCACAGTTGCGGCCTCGGCCTCGTTGACCACCAGCTTGCGGTCCTTGACGTCATAGCCCATCGGCACGAAGCCCCCCATCCACATGCCACGCTTGCGCGAGGCGGCAAACTTGTCGCGGATGCGCTCGCCAATAACCTCGCGCTCGAACTGTGCGAAGCTCAAGAGGATGTTCAGCGTCAGCCGCCCCATGGATGTGGTGGTGTTGAAGGACTGGGTGACGGAAACGAAGGTGACGTTGTTGCGGTCAAAAACCTCGACCAGTCTGGCAAAATCCATCAGCGAGCGCGACAGGCGGTCGATCTTGTAGACGACGATGACGTCGATCAGCCCGGCCTCGATATCGCGGATCAGTTGCTTCAGCGCGGGACGATCCAGCGTGCCGCCGGAGAAACCACCGTCATCATAGCGCTCACGCAGGGCAACCCAGCCTTCCGCCTTCTGGCTTGTGACATAGGCTTCGCAGGCATCACGCTGGGCATCCAGCGAGTTGAACTCCATATCGAGGCCTTCCTCGGAGGACTTGCGGGTGTAGACTGCGCAGCGGGATCGGCGCGGCATCGTGGTCATGGATGACATGCTCATGCCCCACTCCTTTGCTTGTCACGCAGCCCGAAAAACCGAAACCCGTTCCAGCTGGTGCCGGTGATCGCCTTGGCGACGGCGGAGAGCGATTTGAATTTCTTGCCCGCGAGGTCGTAGCCGTCAGCCAAGACGGTCACCGTGTGCTCCGTGCTATTCCACTCGCGCACCAGCTTCGTGCCCGGCAACGGGTTGCGCGCGTCATCGGCCATGCCCTTGCGCGTGATCTTGCCCTCGACCTCATCGGCAAGGCTGTCCAGTGTGCGGCGCGTATCTCGCGTGAGCCCGCCGTAGGTCAGCTCCTGGATCCGCCCGGCAATCCGCACTTCCAGAAACCCGCGGCTGTTGTTTGGTGCCGCCGTGGCGAAGAGGTCTTCCCACTTTGCCTTGAGCTCGTTCACGGATAGGCGCTGCAGGGCCGCCAGCTGGGCCAGCACTGTGCCGTCGGACCTTGCATCTTCACCGGCGCGCGGCAGCGCCTCGGGTTTGGGTTTAGTCGCAGTTTTCATCATCAGCCTCCAACTCTGTTGCGTAGTTTGTGACGACGTACACCGCTCTTCAGGGGCGAGAAGTCGACCAAACTGTCTGGCGCTGGCGCAGATAAAGAACTGGACTGTTCGGGCAGAATACGACGCAAGCCGACGCAAAGAATCTGCGCCAGTTCATCGAGCCGCTCAGAAGCTGTCATTCGCTCGGGTGGGGTCCAATTTGGGGGTTGGGAAGGCATGCTCATGAAGACCGTTTGTGATGGTGTTGATGAGCAAGAGATGCCAAGAAAAATGGAGAACACAAGCAACATCAATGGCTTGCGAAAAAGAAGTAAGTTCTGAGAAATCCTGAGAATTTCTGCATTCGAACAAATCACAGGGTCATGAGAGGTCTTCCACCAACCCCCAAGCATGCCTTCCGAATCACCTCACTCCACGCATAGACGCAGCGCCGCTCCGAAAGATGTGGAGAGCGCAATCGTTAGTATTTCCTAAAAGTAAAGTTCTTGTTATGTTCTCATCTTAGTTTGCCATCCCTCCGCCCAGAAAGGACCTTGAATGGCTTCAATCACTTCGTTTTTGAGAAAGACCCCGGTAGCAAGCCTTCAGGCATATTTTACAAACAAAATCTTCACCTTGCCCGCCGCGTTCGTTTGGACCGCGTCCGAGAGCGATGTCATCTCAGCCCTGATCGACGCACTCGACACCCTCACCGAATCTGACCGCGAGGCACTGATTCTCGAGGTTACTCGCGTCATCGCGCTCGCAGATGAACCTGGGCAGAATGCCTTGCAGGATGTCATCGCCAACCTCGCAGTTTTCGAGGCGGTCGAAGGTGGACACAACCGCGCCCTCTGGGCGCTTATGAACGAGCCGCAGAATTTCCGGCTGGCCGAAGAGGTCCGCTACAACGATGAGAAGCGCCGCGGGCGAATGTGGTCTGGCTTTGTCGTCGAAAAGAAGAAGCTCGTTCGCAAGGATCAGTTTTCCCGCGACGCGTTCATTGCCGAGGTTCAGGCGAAGTTCAGCACCAACCATGTGCACGTGGATGTGTTCGACAGGCACCGCGTGACATTCGACGGCAAGAGCCACCAACTCGTCCAAGTTGCCGTTTACCGCGAAGGTCGCCCTGACGATGCGCTGGGGTTTGATGGCGCGGGCAAGCTGCAGCGCCATCTCGTAAAGCCCGTTTATGAGGCTTCGCTAACCTATGAGCCGGACGAAGGCGTGATCGAAGTGGTGGCGGGCGATAAAGAGGTTCGCCAAGCCATGGCTGGTTTCATGGGGCGTCATCTTCTCGATATTGAATTCAAAGGCGAGAGGCTTCCGGCGCGCGAATATGATCTCAGCGTGCTGATGGAGTCGTTTGATTTTCCAACCGCTGCGACTGCGCCTGCCGGTCAGCAGATCGAACGGGTGCATGTAAGGGAGCTGCGCTTTCAGCCGCTTGATATTACAGGGCAGCGCGTGACGCTCGAATGTGATGACACGGGCCGTGAAAACATCTGGGACATGGCTGACCGCCATATTGGGCCGGCCGCAAAGAGGCGCTCCGACTGGTCGATCACGCGCGCGCGCCTGTCGGTCAAATTCGCCCCGCATGGAAAAGCTGCCCGCGGCAAGACCCTCAACCTCACGATCACTGTTCCAGATGGGTGCAATCTGAAAAGCATGACGCCAGGCGAGCGGCTTGTTGGTGAGAAGTATCTGCGCGAGTGGGGCATGCTTAAGGGCAGGATGGATACTGATGGCGCTGATCGCTCATAAGGGAGCCGTCGATCTCCTCCTGCGCATCCTCGAAACCAGATCGGCCAGGATGGCGGGCGGGATCATGCTTGCGAGTTTCGGGGAAGCTGCGCGGGTGCTGCTCGCGTCCGACATTTTGACAAAGGTCGGGCAGATCAACGTCGCAGCCGCGATGGATGATTATGAAGACGAACCGACGCGGGTCGAGTGGTCACCCGAACGGGAATCGCATGGCTATTACAGCAGCAGTGGAAAGTGGATTTCGGTGCCCGAGGAGGAACTCAACCTCTACGGCCTGAAAATGCCTGCCTTCCTGACCCAGCTTCTGGTCAGATGCGATCGTGTAACATCACCCGCCCAGGACCCGCTGGTTGCAGATATCCTCTGGGATCTTGGTACCGTCAGGCTTGAGGCGCGCGGCAAGCCAGTGTCCGTCTGGTTTGCGCGCAGGCTATTTGATGAAGGGCACAGCGGCAAAGTTGAAGCCATGGCGGCAAATCGGCCGCCTGCCGATACGCGTGTGATCATCACGCCGACCGATGGCTGTAGGAATATTCACGCGGCGGGGCATCTGACGGTGGCGATCCGTGATGTAGCGGCATCAGCCGCAGGGTTCGTGGTCGATCCGGTGATACTCGCAAAGCGGCTGAAGCTTGTGCCTTCATCGTTGCTCAAGCCGATCCGGCATTCCGCCGATTACGGCACCATTTACATTGGCGACGAGAAATATGAATTCACCGGCCTGCAGCACCGCGCGATTCTCACGATCTTGGTGGATGCCTACAACAGCAACGATCCTGTCCGCCTCACGGCCGATGTGCTTGAGGAAGTGAAGGCTGGCATCAAGGTGACAAACCTTGGGCGTGCCTTCAGCGGCAACAAGCATTGGCGAAAATTCATCAAAGAAAAAGCCGGACAGTGCTGGATAGAGTTCTGAGCCCACTGCCATTTTGAACAGCAAGCCGCCTCCGGGCGGCTTTTTTCATTTTCATCGCGCTCCTTCCGTTTCACCTTCCTTTCCCCTTCCCGTCACCTTCCACCCCCTCAGGCAAGGTCGTCCCCACGGTTGCTCACAAACCGATGGAGACCTGAATGACTACGAGGCATTTGAATCAGACCGAACTTGCGGTTCGGTGGACGATATCGCCCCGCACATTGGAGCGGTGGCGGTTCACGGGTGAAGGCCCGCAATTCATGAAGATCGGCGGGCGCGTCGCGTACCGCCTCGAAGATGTCGAAGCCTATGAGGCGGAGCAGACCCGCCAGGCAACGCCCGGCGTGCGCCGCGGCCCCAGTGACGGGGTGGCAGCATGACCATCCTCAATCACATCACTCTCGAAGCGCTCGCGCGTCTGCCGATCGCCGAGATCATCGGCCTGCCTGCGGCCGAACTCGCCCGCCTTCAGCAGGACGCCGATGAGGCGTTGCGCAAGGCCAAGCTCACCGTCGCCTGGCTCGACGGCGCCCTCGTGCAAAAATATGCCGAGCGCGCCAAGGCTGCCCGCGCAGATGCCGAAAAGGATTTCGGCGTGGCGCGTTTTGTCGATGGCGACGTCACGGTCGTGGCCGACCTGCCGAAGAAAGTGGAGTGGAACCAGCGTGACCTCGAGGGTCTCGTCGAGCGGATCAAGGCCGAGGGCGAAGACCCCCGTGATTATGTCGAAGTCAGCCTGAAGGTCGCGGAGCGCAATTACACCTCCTGGCCAAAGCACATCCGCTCGCTGTTCGAGCCGTCGCGCACTGTGCGTGCCGGTAAGGAGACGTTCGAGCTGATCGTTGAGAAGGAGGGCATCTGATGTCGCTCCCCATCATTCTCGCCGATCAGCGCCTGTCTGAACGCCGTGGCATCAAGGCTGCCATCTTCGGCCGCAGCGGAATTGGCAAGACCTCGCTGCTCTGGACGCTGCCGCCGGACACGACGCTGTTTTATGACCTCGAAGCGGGCGATCTCGCCATTGAGGGCTGGAGCGGCGACACGATCCGGCCGCGTACCTGGGAAGAGTGCCGTGACTTTGCGGTGTTCATCGGCGGCGCCAATCCGGCCATTCCCGATGGCCGTCCTTACAGCCTGCGTCACTTCAAAGACGCCTGTGCCAAGTTCGGCGATCCCCGCGGGATCGACAAATACGCCACCATTTTTGTGGACTCGATCACAGTTGCGGGCCGCCTGTGCTTCCAGTGGTCAAAGGAGCAGCCGGAAGCCTTCTCCGAGAAGACCGGCAAGCCCGACATTCGCGGCGCTTACGGCCTGCATGGCCGCGAGATGATCGGCTGGATCACGCATCTTCAGCACACCCGCATGAAGGACGTGTTCTTCGTCGGCATCCTTGATGAGAAGCTCGACGACTTCAATCGCAAGGTCTTCGTGCCGCAGATCGACGGCGCCAAGACCGGGCTCGAATTGCCGGGCATCGTCGATGAAGTGCTGACGATGACAGAATTGGCTGACGCTGCGAACCAGCTGCACCGGGTCTTCGTCTGCCAGACGCTGAACCACTGGAACTATCCCGCCAAGGATCGCTCCGGCCGGCTCGACGTCGTCGAGGAAGCCCATCTCGGCCGCCTCATCGCCAAGATCGGCGAGCCCGGCCGCTCGCCTCTCGAACGCCTCACGTTCAGCCGCCCGGCGCCTGTCGCCCCGGACGCCGCTCACTCCAACGCCAAACCCTGATCCAGGAGCATCCCCATGACAAACGCATGGAACGATTTCAACGACGCCAAGCAGAACGCCAACCTCATCCCCAAGGGGACGATCGCCAAGGTGCGCCTGACCATTCGCCCCGGCGGGTTCGATGACCCGTCGCAGGGCTGGACCGGCGGCTATGCCCGCCGCGGTACCACGGGTTCCATCTATCTCGATGTCGAATACACAGTCCTCGAGGGTCCCTACGCCAAGCGCAAGATCTGGTCGATGATCGGGCTCTACAGCGCGTCCGGCCCGAACTGGGCCAACATGGGCCGCAGCCTTGTGCGCGGCATCCTCAACTCGGCGCGCGGCCTCTCTGACAAGGACAATTCGCCCGAGGCGCAGAATGCCCGCCGTATCTCGGGCTTTGCGGATCTCGATGGGATCGAGTTCGTGGCCCGCATCGACATCGGCAAGGACAGCAATGGCGAAGACAAGAACGACATTCGCCAGGCGGTGACGCGCGACCACAAGGAGTATGCCGCTGCCACGGCAGGCAATGCACATGCCCCTGCCTATGCGCCCCCGCAGCCGTCCTATTCGGCCCCGGCCCAGCAGTCGGGCTACGTGGCCCCGCAGCCCCAGCAACCTTCCTATGCGCCCCAGGCCCCGCAGCAGGCAGCTCCTGCGCCCGCCGCCGGCGTGCGTCCCACCTGGGCGAAGTGAGGTAACACCATGCTGCTTCGCCCCCGTCAGAAACTCTTCGTTGAGCGCAGCCTGTCTGCGCTCGACACCCACCGCAACACGCTTGGCGTCGCGCCGACCGGCTGCCACGTTGCGGGCACCCCCATCCTGATGTTCGATGGCTCGATCCGCGCCGTGGAAACGATCGCGGTAGGCGACCTCCTCATGGGACCCGGCGGCACGCCGCGCCGGGTGCAGGAACTGCACCGCGGGCGCGACCAGATGGTCGAGATTCGTCCTTTGAAGGGGGCCCCCTTCTCCGTGAACCTCGGGCACATCCTCACGCTCGTCCGTACCAACGAGGGCAAACTCACAGAACTACGCGACCGTGATGGCGAACTCGTCGACATCAGCGTGGCTGATTGGCTAGCGGCGTCCCACAATTTCCGTCATCTCCACAAGTTGCTGCGCATGCCGGTCGATTTCGCCGCCAGGCCCTCGCCCGCCATCGATCCCTATTTGCTCGGCGTCATGCTCGGCGACGGAAGCCTCACCCGCAGCGTCGGCATCACCACGCCGGACATCGAAATCGTTGATGCGATCCATCGCTTTGCGGAGACGAATGGCCTGAGGGTCCGCTGCGAGCAACTGAGCGACAACGCGGCAAATACATATCATCTGCTCGATGACCGCAGCCATCGCAACGAGCTCGTGGACCAGCTGCGGGACCTGGGCGTCTTCGGAAAGCTCTCGGCCGACAAGTTCGTCCCCGATGATTATCGGCTGGGAAGCCGCGAAGTTCGCCTAGAGATTCTGGCGGGACTGCTCGATACGGACGGGCATCTCATGAAGGGGCGGTGCTTCGAATTTGTCAGCCGCTCCCCCCGGCTTGCGGATGACGTCGTATTCATGGCGCGCAGCCTTGGGCTTCTGGCCACGATCCGGGAGAAGGAGGTGAACGGTCAGATCTATCTGAGGGCGCATATTTCCGGCGATCTGGAAAAGATCCCCAACCGGGTGCTGCGCAAGCAGGCAATGCCGCGCAAGATGAAGAAGAACGTCCTGCGCTGTGGCTTCACGGTGCACCCAGCGGGCGAAGGGGAATATTTCGGGTTCACGGTCGATGGCGACCATCGCTACCTGATGGGGGATTTTACCCTTACGCATAACTCCGGCAAGACCATCATGCTCTCCGCTGTCACAGGTGAGTTGATAAGTGACGGCGCCAAGGCCTGCGTGCTGGCCCACCGCGATGAGCTGACCGAGCAGAACCGCACCAAGTTCGGCCGCGTCAATCCTGAGGTCACCACCTCGGTCGTCGACGCGAACACGAAGTCCTGGAGCGGTCAGGTGACGTTCGCGATGGCGCCGACGCTGTCACGCGCCTCGAACCTTGCCGACATGCCCGCACTCGATCTCCTCGTCATTGATGAGGCGCATCACGCAGTCGCCGACAGCTACCGGCGCATCATCGATCACGCCTTGCAGCACAACCCGTCTGCCAAGATCTTCGGCGTCACCGCCACACCAAATCGTGGCGACAAAAAGGGGCTGCGCGAGGTCTTCGACAATGTCGCCGACCAGATCCGCATCGCCGAGTTGATCGCGTCCGGTCACCTCGTGCCCCCGCGCACCTTCGTCATCGATGTCGGTGTGCAGGATGCCCTGAAGAAGGTGCGCCGCGTCGCCGCCGACTTCGACATGGGCGAGGTTGACGCCATCATGAACAAGTCGCCGGTCACGGATGCCGTGATCGCTCACTGGAAGGAGAAGGCCGGCAATCGTCAAACGGTGGTCTTCTGCTCGACGGTCGATCACGCTCGCAATGTCGCCGACGCCTTCAATACCGCAGGGGTTTTTGCAGCGATCGTCCACGGCGAGATGGGGAATGCCGACCGCAAGGCCACACTCGCCGCTTATGATTGTGGCGAGATCCAGGTCATCACCAATGTGGCGGTGCTGACCGAGGGGTGGGATCACCCGCCGACCTCCTGCGTCGTGCTGCTGCGGCCGTCTTCTTACAAGTCCACCATGATGCAAATGGTGGGCCGGGGCTTGCGCACCGTGAACCCGGAAGAATACCCGAGCGTCCTTAAGACCGACTGCGTCATCCTCGATTTTGGGACGTCGAGCCTCATCCACGGTTCGCTCGAACAGGATGTCGATCTAAACGGCCGCGAGGTCACGGGCGACGCCCCCACCAAGACCTGCCCGTCCTGCGCGGCGCAAGTGCCCGCGGCTGTGATGGAATGCCCGCTTTGCGGTCATGTCTGGGAGAGCGATCGCGAGGCCAAGGGTCCTGAGGCGCTCGGCCATTTCGTGATGACCGAGATCGATCTTCTGGACCGATCGAGCTTCGAGTGGATCGACATCAATGGTGACGGTTCGATCCTGATGGCGAGCGGCCTTAACGCCTGGGCCGGCGTCTTTGCCGAGGGCGGCCGCTGGTATGCGGTGGGCGGTGCCAAGGACAAGCGCGCCACCTTGCTTGGTGTCGGCGAAAGCGTCGTCTGCATCGCGGCGGCTGACGATTGGCTCAACACCAATGAGTCTGACGAGGCGGCGCACAAGACCAAGGGCTGGCTGCGCCAGCAGCCGACGGACAAGCAACTCGCCTGGCTCCCGCCCGCCTGCCGCATGGACTTCAACCTCACCCGCTACAAGGCCTCGGCCATGCTGAGCCTCAAGTTCAACCACACCGCAATCCGTGCCCGTATCAACGAGGCTAAGGGCGCTCGGTTCGCGGTGGCTGCGTGATGGAGGAGCTTTATGTCGCCATCACTCACCTCTGCCGCCGCGCGGTTTACCTGCTGGCATCCGCGCTTCGCGCTCTGCGCGGTCTGCCGGCAGCCGACGCATGGTTTTGGCTGGTCCGAGCCACAGCGTGTGAGCCGGCCGCGCCCCTCGGTGTGGTTTTGCTCCATCACCTGTCAGGCCTTCTTCTGGCAACGGGCACGGAGGTCTTCCGCCATGGTTGATCTCACCGAAGAAGAAAAATCCGCCATCCGCCACGCCATGCAGATGGTGGCCGAAGTGATGGAGGAGATCGGCTGGCAAACCCGGCTGATCGACCTCTCCGAGCCCCAGGTCCTCACCCTCATCGAAGTCGCCATCGGCGGCTTTCAGGACGCGATGCGCGAGATCGCCGCGGCCAACAAGCAGCAATTCCCGGAGGTGCCATTTTGACGCTGGATTACAACCACACGCGCAGTTTCGCGGAACTGCTCAATGACGCCATCGACACGGCGCTGACTGGTGAGAATGCGCTGCGTCCCCGCCGCGAATATCTCGGCGGCTCGCGGGTGGGTCACGCCTGCGAACGCGCCCTGCAGTTTGAGTTCGCAGGAGCACCGAAGGACGACGGTGGGGATTTTCCTGGCCGAACCCTACGCATCTTCGCCATCGGTCATGCGCTCGAGGATCTTGCGATCCAGTGGCTGCGTGCCGCGGGCATCGACCTCTACACCCGCAAGGGCAACCGCCCCGATGGTGAGCAGTTCGGCTTTGCCGTGGCGGACGGCCGCATTCGTGGCCATGTCGACGGCATCATTGCTGCCGGCCCCGAGCCCATGTCACTCGGCGTGCCAGCGCTCTGGGAATGCAAGACCATGAACGCCAAGAACTGGCGCGCCTGTGTCAAGGACGGCGTGGTCGTCTCAAAGCCGGTCTATGCGGCACAGATGGCACTCTACCAGGCCTATATGGACGCCGCCGTTCCGGGGCTTGCCTCGAACCCCGCGCTGTTCACCGCCATCAACAAGGACACGGCCGAACTCCATCATGAGCTGGTGCCGTTCAATGCAGAGCTCGCACAGCGAATGAGCGACCGTGCCGTGCGCATCCTCAGCGCCACCGACGCAGGCGAATTGCTGCCGCGCATTGCACGCGACCGCGACCACTTCGAGTGCCGGATCTGCGCTTACGCCAACCGCTGCTGGAGCTTGGCCCAATGAGCGATGATCATGACGACAAGCCCACCGGCGAAGTGATCCACTTCAATCCGTGGCGTGATTTCAACGACGCAGCACCCCAGGAGGATCCGTTCGGCATCGAGCCCGATGCAGATCAGCTGGCGACGTTTCTGGATGTGGTCTTCGGTTATTGCGAAGGCCTGATCCCGGTGCGCGGCTTCGTCGACAAAGGGCAAGGCCGGGACGGCAAGCCCAACAACATCTGGATCGAGGCGGACGCCTCGGCCTTCGACAAGCTGAAGACCTTCGCCACCTGGGCGTGGCGCGAGGGTGCGGCCCTCTATGTCATCCCGGGCACGGTCGAAACACAGGGTCAGGCGCGCGCCCACGAAGTGCTGCTGATGCAGGCCTTGGTTGTTGATCTCGACGCAGGCGACATTCCGGCCAAGCTTGCACATCTCGTGCGCCATCTCGGCACGCCCACGCTCATAGTTGAGAGCGGCGGCCGAACTCCTGAGGGCGCCACCAAGCTGCATGTCTGGTGGAAACTGACCGAGGCTGTCAGCGGCGAAGACCTGGCAACACTGTGCCGCCTGCGCGGTGACATCGCCCTGAAAGTGGGTGGCGACACCCATTTCCGCTCAGCCCATCAGCCGATCCGTGTCGCAGGCTCGGTCTATCACAAGGGCGGTTTCCAGCGCCTTGTGCAGATCCGCGACCATCACCCGATCGAGGTCGAACTTGTGGAGTTCGCAGAACAGGTTGCCGCAATGCCCGCTTTGCCGGGTGTGGGTGTGGGGCCAACGCCCGAGGCCAGCGCCAAACCGTCACTTGAAGCCATTCTCACCACCCCCGTGCATGAGGGTGGCACGGACCAGTGGACCCGCTTTGAGGGCGCTAGCGCAGCCATTGGCCACTACGTTCGGCTGGTCCACGACGGCAAGATGACGCCCAATGACGGCTGGGAAGCGATCTGCCAGTACAACGCCGCCATGTTGCGACCTGCCTGGCCGCCGGAACGCCTGCAGCAGGAGGCTGACCGCCTCTGGGCACTGCACGTCAGGAAGAACGGCCCGGCACTGCTGCGCAACGATGCGGACCAGGTCGCTTCCCCGGCAAACATGCCGGCCTACAAGCTGCGCGAGTTGCTCGCCGATACGTCACCCATGCCAGATGACATCATTGCGCCGCGCGTGCTGACGCCGGGAGGTCTGCTGGTCTTGGGTGGCGCCCCGAAGGTTGGCAAGAGCGATTTCCTCATCAGCCTTCTGGTCCATATGGCTGCCGGTGTGACGTTCCTCGGCTTCACGCCCAACCGCGCGTTGCGCGTCTATTACCTGCAGGCGGAGATCCAGTATCACTACCTTCGCGAAAGGCTGCAGGGCATCAGGCTTGATGCGCGCGTCATTTCGGCCGCGCTCGATAATCTGATCGCGACACCAAAGCTCCGCTTCCTTCTCGACGAGAAAGGCATCGCTCTCGCGGTCGCGTCGATCCGGGAACATTTCCCGGACGCACCGCCCGACATCATCTGCATCGACCCGATCCGTAACCTCTTCGATGGCGGCAAGGACGGTGGCGGCGAGAACGACAACGCCGCGATGATGTTCTTTCTCACCGAACGGGTGGAGCGGCTGCGTGAGGCCGTGGCCCCGGACTGCGGCGTCATCCTCGCCCACCACACCAAGAAGATGAACCGCAAGGCGGTGGGTGAGGATCCGTTCCAAGCGCTGTCCGGCGCAAGTGCGCTGCGTGGCTTTTACACCTCGGGCCTGCTGATGCACCGGCCGGACGAGGAGAGCAGTCTGCGCCGCCTCGAGATCGAACTGCGCAATGGCCCGTCGCTGCCGACCAAGTTGATCGACAAGGAAAACGGCCGTTGGGTCGAAATCAATCCGATGAATGAGCGCCTTGTTCGCAAGGAACTTGGTGCAAAACTCGATGCTGAGCGCTTGCGCAAGCACGACGTCATTCTTGGCGTCTTGCTTGATGAGGCTGCGGGAAGCCGCCTCTACACGACGATGCAGTTTGCCGAAGCCTTCGAGAACCTGGGCGGTCTTGGCAGCAAGCACACGATCCGAGACCGGCTGAGCGTCCTCGGGACGAAGGGCTTCGTGAAATTCGTGCGGGATGCCACCGCTTTCGGCTTCCCGGTGACCCGCTCTCATTCCGGCTATCTCTGCGTTGAGGGAATGACCTTCGGGCCGCCCGAGGAGGCGACGGACAGCGCCACCGGCGGGGTCACATCGACACCGCGCCGGGTGCTTCCCAGCCACTACAAGTGCCCCCAGTCCGGGTCATATCTCGCGGTCGAAAACCCCGAGGTCTGGGTCTACCCGGAAGGGTCAGAAGATGAGCTCACTCATATGAGTGAGGCGTGAACTCATATGAGTGCGCCAATCATGTTTTCAGCAAAATCAATGAGTTACGCCAAAAATATGAGTGAGGCGCCGCACTCATATCCGCACTCATCCGCACTCATATTTTCTGATGTAAATCAGATACTTATCCCAAAAGGAACAGTTAGGTGTCAAAGCTCCCATACTACGTATGGGAGGGCCAACATGAAGAGTTGGCCCGTCCTCCCATACGATGGCAGGCCTCGGGCTCCGCCATGAGGTGACCTCCGATGCACAGCCGATCCGGTGACGACCCGCCACCCGACTGAGCAGACGCCCACCCAACTGACCATCCCCCATCCCCCTTCATGACGGAGACCACCATGGCTTCGAATACCCGGACTCTGCCTGTCGTCAGCCCAAGCCCCAAAGCTGGCCCCACGACGGGATCCATCCTCGCCCTCGACCTTGGCACCAGCATGGGCTGGGCGCTGCGGCTTGGGAGCGAGACCCACAGCGGCACCGTGTCGTTCCGCCCCAGCCGCTATGACGGCGGTGGCATGCGCTATCTGCGCTTTCGCAGCTGGCTTGATCAGCTGGCCGTGACAACCGGATTGCCCGAGGCGGTGTATTTCGAGGAAGTGCGCCGCCACGCGGCCACCGACGCGGCCCACATTTACGGCGGCTTCCTCGCTTGCCTGACCGCCTGGTGTGAGGAGCGCGGTCTTGCCTATCAGGGTGTGCCTGTCGGTACCATCAAGCGGCACGCCACCGGCAAGGGCAATGCCGACAAGCAGGCTGTGATCAACGCAGTTCGCGCCCGCGGCTTTAGGCCTGCAGACGACAACGAGGCTGACGCCATCGCGCTTCTCCTATGGGCTTTGGAAACGAATGGGGGTGCCGCATGAAATGGCATCCCCGCGGCTACGGCGGCGATCGCCGTGATCCAGAGCGGGTCAAGCGCGATGGCTGGCACGAACAGGGCCTGTTCGCGGTCATGGTCGATGACCCACGGCTGACTTGGCCTGAGCGTGCCTTGGTTGAACATCTTGGCACCAAGCTTTACGGCAAGCGTCCGCAAGGCGGGGAGGTGCACCATGGCTGACCGCAACTGGACCGCCGAGGATGTCGCCGATCACTTCGAGGAGGCCTTCCGCACCCTGCGTAAGCTGCCGCCTGT